TGGAAATGACTAGTAGAATTGTAGAACAAAATTCTATTGTTACTAATCAAATAGTAACTAAAAAAGAATTTGAAATTATGCAAGCAGATGAAGAGTTTCAAAAATATATTGTTGAAGCTGTAAGTTTTTATCAGTCAAAAATAAAGTATACTAAAGTTATAGGAGATAAAACTTTATTTTCAACATATATGCCATCTAATATAACAGAATATCCTATAGTTCCATTTCACTTTAAATGGACGGGTACTCCATTTCCTATTAGCGCAGTTTCTCCTTTAATTGGTAAACAAAGAGAGTTAAACAAAGCACATCAAATTATGGTACATAATGCATCGTTAGGAAGTAGTTTAAGATATTTATATGAAGAAGGTGGAATAGATACTGATTATTGGGAAAAATATTCTAGTTCACCTGGAGCATTATTGCCTATACGTCCTGGAGCTGCTACACCTACTCCAATACAACCAATGCCTTTATCCAATGCTTTCTTTAGTATTGTTCAAGAAGGTAAAGGAGACATGGAGTATTTAGCTGGTATATATTCATCTATGATGGGTGATACGGGAAAACAATCTGATACTTACAGAGGCATGTTAGCTATGGATGAATATGGAACTAGACGTGTTAAGCAGTGGTTAAGAAATTCTATTGAACCTGGTTTAAAGCAATTGGGATTAATTATTATGCAATATTCTCAATCTTTATATACAGCAGAGAAAGTATTTAGAGTAGTTCAACCCAATAATATAAAAGAAGATAGGGAGCAACAAATTAATATACCAATTTATAATGACTATGGGGATGTTATAGGTAAATATAATGATTATGCAACAGCCAAGTTTGATATAAGAATTATATCTGGATCTACATTACCTGTTAATAGATGGGCTTATTTAGAAGAATTAAAACAATTATTAAATCTTGGTGTAGTTGATGATATAGCTGTTTTAGCAGAAACAGATATTAGGAATAAAGAAAGAATTGTTGAACGTAAATCTTTATATTCTCAATTACAAGGACAGATTTCCAATCAAGATGAAGAGATTAAAGATCTTACAGGTACTGTTGAAACACTAGAAAGACAACTAGTACAAGCAGGCATTAAAGGTAAAGTAATGCAGGCTGAAATGGAAATTACTAAAAAGAAAGAACAAGAAAAAGCTGCAGTTGTGGTTGAAGCAAATAAAGTTAAAGATGGAGTTAAGAATCAACAACAGTCATTAAAAAATGCTGTTGCTAATGAAGAAGCTAAACTTCAGTCTGGTATACAAAATATAGTTAACCAAGCTCAACAAGCAGCTACTAAAACAAAAGATCGAGCAGATGCAGAGGCTAAAAATACTGTAGCTAATGCTATGCTTGAATCAAAATTAATAAAAAACAATGTTGGGAATAATGAGTAATATGTATTATATTTCTAACAAAAAAATCTTTTAAAAATAGGAGAACGAATGAAAACAGAAGAAAGTAACTCAGAAAAGCATTATACTTCTGACTCTTCAGCTGATTTTTTTACAGCCATGGAAAGTGATGTAAATTCTATGGTATCAGAAGAAAACCAAACTCAACCAAATCTAGAGACAACCCCTCAGAAAAAAGCTAATAACAAAGTTAATGAAGGCTCTCAGCGAATAGATTGGAAAAAAAGGTACCAAGATTCGAGCAGAGAGGCCAAGAAAATGTATGGCCAAATGCAAGGACTGGCACCTTACGCCAATATCATCGAAGCGATGAAGAAAGATGGCGGACTTGTGGACCATGTTAGAGGATATCTTGAAGGAGGTGGGGGTAATAGTTCAATACAAAGTAAATTAGGACTTTCAGAAGAATATGAATTTGATGCCAATGAACTTGGTGATCCAAATTCAGATTCATCTAAAGTTTTAAATGCTCATGTTGATCAATTAGTTCAATCTAGATTGCAACAGCATTCTAAAGTACAAGACGATAAGTTGAATAAACAGAAATTTGTACAGGCAAGACTTGTTGAAGAAAAGCATTTTAGAACAAACCATCCTAATATGACTGATGATGAGTACAAAAGTATGCTTGAAGAAGCAAACACACGTAGATTATCATTAGAAGATATCCATTATATCATTAATAGAGATTCAGCCAATAACAAGGTAGCGATGAATGTTAAGAAAGATATGGTAGAGCAAATGAAAAATGCTCGGAACATTCCAGCAAGTACAAGCGGATTAAATTCTGCTCCTCATAATGTAAGTCATAACGATTCTGTTTTTGATGCATTAAAAGGAGTGGATGAGGAACTTGATAACTTGTTTGGCGATATATAAATGGCCAGACTTAAACAGAAAGGAAAGTCAAAATGGCTTTAAACGATTTTGTAGAGTTATCGGAATTAGGAGCGGGAACGGCTACCGATAGTGGTGGTATAATGAGTCAAGGCCCTGGAACGGCTGCGGCAAACCCTAATACAGGAGATCTGAGACGGAAGTTTAACTTCGGTGACAGAGTGTCTGAACTAGCGATCCCTCAAGATCCTTTTTTCCGATTTATCTCAAAAGTAAGCAAAAAACCAACTGATGATCCCACTTTCAAATTTACTGAAAAAAGAGGATCATATCATAAGCGGTATGCTTATGTATCGGCTCATCAGGACAACGGTGGCGTAATTGCTACTGGTAGTTCTGCTGGTGATGCTGATTTAGTAGCATCTAATGATGGCGGAGCACCTGGAGCAATGGCTGTAGGTGATGATATCATTATTTGGATGGCAACTGATTATGAAGCAGAGGGTAATATCCAAAATGTATACGGTCAATCAAATGGTGCTATTGCAGTAGGTGCAAGTGGAACTAGACCTAACTTCTTTTTACCTAATCAACTAGTTAAAATACCTATGTCTACTACAGACGGTGGTGGCGCAGCTGTTGATTATTTAATAGTAAAAGTTGTTAGCGCAGATGATGATGACCAAGATAGTAGAGAATCTGTAAAACTAACTTGTAAGTTAGTTAGAGATTGTGTAAATACATCTGCAGTATATCTTGCAGGATGGGATGGTAGTGATGAGGTTGATACTCAAGTTTATGATGAAGTAATTCATTCTTCACTTGAAGGATCAAGATCTTATGTAGTAGGTACTGCACATGAAGAAGGATCTGGTTATCCTGAAACATGGAAAGATCAGCCTTATAGTACACAATATGGATATACTCAAATATGGAAAACATCCATGGCTATGACAAATACTGCAAGAGCAACAGCTCTTAAGTATGAGGCAAATGAATGGGCTAGAGTTTGGAAGGAGAAGTTAATTGAACATAAATGGGATATTGAAACTTCTTTATTATTCGGTGCTCAACAAACTACAACAACACAAACAACACAAGGTGCTATAGATTATATTGCTAATTTTGGTAATGTATTTAGTTTAGATATTGCAACTAAGACATCAGATGATTTCTTAGATGATATGTCTAATTATTTAGATCCAAGATATAATCAAGGTAGTGCTAGTGTATTTTTCTGTAATACAGCAGTGTATAACTGGTTACATAAATTAGGTGGTTATTTCAAGAACAATCTTGAAGTTTCTTCTAATTTCAGATCAGATCTTGCAATGACTGGTAAGAAAAAAGTGTTTGGTGTTGATATATCAACCTTCTCAACTCCATATGGTGACATGAACGTGGCTAGAAATATCCACCTTGATGGAACTAATGTGAAATTGTTAGGTGTTGATATGAAACATTGTGCGTATCGTCCACTTGTGGGCAACGGTGTTAACAGAGATACTTCAGTTTACGTGGGTGTACAAACCCTTGAAAACTCAGGTGTCGACCGTCGAGTTGACTTAATCTTAACAGAAGCTGGGATGGAATGGTCAATGCCTGAATCTCACGCTCTCTGGACTTAAGGAGGTTAATTATGGCGAATCCTTTATATGGACAAAATAAAGCTGACGGTAATCTTGATAGTGTAACGGATAATTATTTAGATTATTTAGCTGGAAATCAAGCTAATCTAGCAACTGGTGCAACTGTTACTGATGCAGAAGCAGATGCTGACGCTGCTGGTTCTAGTGCAGCTACTATAGCTGCAACAACACTTGTGCCTAATGCACTTAATTTTTTAGAGCATGATGGTGGAGCTGCTGGTTCAGTTTATCTTCCTCAAGCTGTGAAAAATACTCACATCTGTATGGAGATAACTGGTGATATAGACCAAACTGGTGCTTTAACTATCTTTACTAGAGGTGCTGTTAATGCTGGTACTGCTGTAGTGTTTGCTAAAGGTGTAGTTGGTGTTCCTAATGGAGCGACTGGTACATCTATTGAAACGCTAGGTACTGCCGCTGCGCCAACATCAATTAAGTTGATTTGGACTGCAGCTGCTGCTGATACCAATCAGTGGGGACCTGGGACTACAATTCATTTTTATGCTGCTAAAGCAGATGAGTGGTTAGTAACAGTTTATCCTATATCTGAAGGTTCTGGAGCTACTGGTGCATTAACAACTTCTGCAAGTTAGGAGGCAGATAATGGCTAAGTTAGGTTCAAGAGCTGGATGGAGTGGTAATTACTGTCATGATTTGACAGCAGCTACCTCTTTGACTCCAGGTGATAGTGGGAAAGTGTTTTTTTTAAATTCTAGTTCAGAGTTTACAACAACACTTCCATCGGTTGCAGACGCAGGTGCGGGATTTCATTGTAAATTTATAGTGAAAGCCGCTCCTAGTGGTGCAGCTTATGTTGTGACAGAAAAAACTTCTGCTGATACTAATGTTATTATAACAAATGGCATTAATGAGTTAGAAGTTGATACTAATGATGATGGACCTTACAATGCAGGTCATACAACAATTACTTTTGCTGATGGCGTTGCTGTCGCAGGTGATTGGATAGAACTGCTATGTGATGGTACTAATTGGTATGCAACTGGTCAAACAAAAGCAGATGGTGGCATAACACTAGCATAAATAAAATAAGTAGTTTCGCCCCCCGCTGGGATTCTTCTCTCCCCCTGGGGGGTGAAACGAAAAAGGAGTAAATTTGAATGTAAGAGATAGAATAAGTTTGTTAGTTGAACATGAATCTACTGATGATGAAATGTTACAATGGTTATCTGATGGAATAGGAGAAATATCACATAGATTAGTGCAAATTGATCCTAGAACTTCTGATAATTTTCAGTTTACAGATATGTCTGATAATTCTAAAGGTTTAACATTATATGGTGAAGTTACATCTATAGTTAGAGAAAATGGAACTAAGGGAGAATTTGAAGTGGCTACAAGAATCCCTTCTGCTGACAGATTTTTAGCAACAGATCAGACTAGTTTAAAATATAGATCTAAATATAATCCTGCATATTATATATTAAATAAATCAGATTCTTTAGAGTACGATGGAGATGATCAGGTAAGTGGAGAATGGGCACAAAAAATATATGTAATTCCTAATCCTTCTAATTCTTCAACTTCTAATCAACGTGCATTTATAACACAAATTTTTTATAAGCCAAGTGCTGAATTTCTTTCGGGGAGTTTAACGGGAGATACGGACTCAGTATTGGATTCTAAGTTAATACATATATTGTTGGGAGGCCAAGTATTATACGCATTCCCACAGAAGTGGGATTATGTAGCTATTTTATATATTGCTATTAAAATATTAGAGAAACAATTGGTATTTGCAGGTAGTGTTGATGAAGATGAAGAACTTGTTACAGTATTATCTAATACTAAATCTGAATATCAAGCACAATATGATAAATTTTTCACATTTTTTAGAGGTCCTCAACAAGGAGGTGGAGATGAAGGTTAAAGAATTAATGGAAAGAATAGGTACTAATCAAACTGGTAGAGCTATTGCTTATATCAAAGACGGATTAGAAGAATTAAATACTATTTCTGAAACTCATATTAATACCGAAAGAATTGATTTAACAGAAGATCAAAGATTCTATTCTTTACCTAATGATGTAATTAAAGTATTGCAAATAAGATGTAAGAATCATTTAAATGATAAAGATGAGTATCGTGCAATTCCTAGATTGATTTATGAGCCTAGAGTTGTCGATGCAGATGGGACTTAAAATATGGCAGTAAAAGAATACGGATATTATATTAAAGGCAATAAAGTTGCAATAGTAGAAAAAGATACTAGATTTGATAATGATACATCTTCAAAAGATTATGGGCCAGGTGCTAATATAGTTCAATGGAAATCTCCTTTATCAACAGTTGCTGATGGACTTGAGTTACAATATGTGTATAGTCCTGATTATTTTATAAACGAAACTGATGATGTGGATCAGAACATTACACATTATAGAAGCAATGCAGGTTATTTAGAACTATCAGATCGTACATCAGCTTATACTAATTATGTCACTGCTTATAGTTTATCATATGGCAAAAGTGGTTCTTATATAGTCTTAAGAAATGCAGGCAGATTTAATGGATTACATCAAGTGCAGAATATTAACGATGAAGGAGCGGGTACTAATAACGTATTGCAATTATATACCAAGTATAGTGGAAGCCAATCTTCATGGGTAGCCTTTGAAGAAACTCCTTCTGTATATTATAATGTAAGCGCTTTAGTAGATGAATCAAGTGTATTAGATTTACCTTCTTATTTATCAAAAGCTTTAGTGTATTATGTAAAAGCTAAGATGTTAGAAGATCAGATGAATATTGAAGGTAAAGAATATTTTATGAAAGAATTTAGAAAAATGGTAGAAAAGTACAATAATACGAGGATTTCTGGTTTAAGAATACAGGCTCCAGGACCTCATTCAATTAAATAAATAGACCCATTCACGCATAGTCAATGCTTAGGGTAGGAGGTTAAAATGGCTGGTATATCAGGAGATAGAAAAAGTTTACATGTCTTTACAGTACAAGAAGCTCAAAACGCTTCTTTAGGACAAGGCGGTGCAATATTTATAGATGATCAAGTAGAGCATACAGGTGTATTTGTTGCTGTAACAGCAATTACAGATGCTGCAGTAGATGTATCTGAATGTGATGTATCTTTTATAGAAGATATTGCAGATTTTACAATACCAAAGGGTGTTACAATATTTGGTAGATTTAAATCAATAGAACTTGATTCTGGTTCAGTAATAGCTTATTACGGATAATATGCCGAATTTGGGATTAAGAAATAAATTAATTTCTGCTTCTATACTAACAGGTGGTTTTTGGGTTGCTTTTGATGGAACTGAAGATACAATAGATTTTTCTACAAGTTTTAATAATATTTTTGATGCTTCTGATTACTCAATGTCTGCTTGGATATATCCAACTGATAACAATGGAACGATATTTTCTACTGGTCATATATCTTTAGGTAATACAGTTTATCTAAGATTTAACTATCATACCAATACAAAGCTAAGAGTAACTTTTGATGGAAATGCTCTTAGTAGTGATGCAGATATTCTAACAACAAATTCGTGGCAACAAGTTGGGTTTTCGTATGACCATGGTGCTAGTCCATCAGTTAGACTTTACGTAAACGGCAGTGAAGTTAAAAATGGAAGTTTTACATCGTCAGCTGTTGACGATACTAATGCTAGAATAGGTGCCCTTGCAGAAAGTGTAAGTAGTTCAGGATTTGAAAGCAGAATAGCTAATGTAGCTATGTTTGATGATGTAGTTTCAGCTAGTGAAATGCAAGACTTGGCTAGTGTTCATTCTTATGATGCAACAAGTATAGGCAATTGTGTAGGATGGTGGAGAATGGGAGCAGGAACTGAAGCTGGTGAAGGAAGCACTATATATGATATGTCAACAAATAGTAACAATGGAACATTAACAGATAATGCTGTTATTGAATCAGGAACATCTATATGAAAAAACTAATAAAAATAAATAAAAGGGAGAAATAATTATGGCAGTTCAGAAAGGTGGAATACAGCATTTTTCAGTACAAGAAGCTCATAACATTAATTTAGGTCAAGGTGGCTCAGTATTTTTAGATACTGATGGCACAACATTTACTCCAGCTACTGGAGTTGTAATAGCTATTAGCATGTTAACTGATGTTAGATTTGATGTATTGACACCTGAAGATGGAACTAAAATGTTTGGAATAGGTGTAAGTGGATGGGAGAGTAAAGGTGATACTCTTGGTGATACTGATACTTTTCCAGAAGGAATAACTATTTTTGGCAGATGGACATCAGTTTCAGTGATGACTAGTAATCAACTATGTATTTGCTATATGGGTAGTTAGATGGCAGAAGGATTGCATAAGTATACTCCGCAAGAGGCAGTTAATATTTCTACTGGACAAGTTGGATCTGCTTACTTAGATACAGGATTTGTAGATACGGATGGAGTTGAAACTGGAACTACTTTTACACCTGAAAATGGCGTGATAGTTTGTATACAGAATATAGGGTATAGATCATCATTGATGAGTTTAGTAGCTGAAGATTCAAGTAAATTCTTTGGAAGTACTACTGATGGATTGAATGATAAATTAACTGATGCTCAAAAAGCATTTTTTGAAGATTCGCTTTCTTCAGATAATTTTGAATTTGATTTTCATTCAGATTCGGTAGATAATTTAGTACATGCTAATGGTTGGACAGCTGTAGATGCAACATTTACGACTACTGGAGATGGAGAAGCTGTAATAACAAATACTGAAAATGCTAAGGGTTATGTATCTATGCCATTTAAAACAGTTGTTGGAGAAGAGTATTTTTGTGAATTGGCAACATCAAATTTCGGAAAGACAGGTAAAGGTATCGGGACAATAAATATGAATGCTGTAGGGGTTTTTAACTACGCCAGAGAGGTTGGAAAATGGGATTTGATAGGCGGACTTCAGGAGGATAATGATGATGATCTCTCTTTCGGTACAGCTATTGGTCAAACTCAATCTCGTGATGGTTATGTTAGACGTACTTATCCTGCAATGACAGCTACTGCGACTACTTCGTATATTATATTTGGTCTTGGTACCACCCATCAAAATGGAACATGCACTATAGATAATTTAACTATTAGAAAAGCGAAAACTGGTTGGGAGAAAAAAGGGGATATATTTAGAAGAGAAACCAATATAATGCCTGATGAGCATCATGCAAATACTTCAATCAGGTACCTTAGACAGGGAGTTAATTTAAAAAGAGGTCAAAAAATATTCGGAAGATGGAAATCAGCACAGGTTTATACAAATATTGATGACGATGCAGGAGTCACGACGAGTAGTAAAATAATTTGTTACATAGGATGATAATATGTTACATATAAGTAATGGTTTGAATAATAGAAAAAGAAGGACTGATCTATCAAGGTTTACTACTACCTTTACATCTGGTAGTAGTGACTATGTAGTTGTAGCTAATCATGCTGATTTACAAGTAACCGATACTGGAGGTGCTAATGATTTTTCTATAGCATTTTGGATTAAGTTGACTGTAGATGCTTCTAGTACTAGCAACTTAGATGGATATATTGGTATGAAAGCTGGAGCATTTAGAGGACATGGGTTTTACATGAGATATGACGATGCTGCTGGAGATGATGAATCAATACAACTTGTGTGTAATACTGGAAGTGCTTCTCAAAATGTTTCAACAGATACAGATTTAGTTCATGATAATTGGTATCATATAGCTGCAACATTTGATCAAAGTGCAACAACTGGTAAGATTTATGTTGATGGAAGCTTAAGTGCTACTAATGCAAGTTTAAATGTTCCAACTCAATATACGGGAGATATTCATATAGGATCATCTAATACTGATAGTGAATTTGTTTCATCTATTACAAGTGAGTTAGTTTTTTGGAAGGGGACTGTATTAGATGCAGAGAGTATATTTGGATTAACAGAAGCTAGTCAGAATTTAAAATATTTTCGCCCAGCACCCACGGCATATTGGAAATTTAATGAAGATAGTGCAACAGGTAGTAATAATGTAATAGATGAGATGGGAACTCATCATGGAACATCATCAGGATTGGCAGATGCTGATTTTGATACAGCTGGCTCATCAACAGGAGTGTAATAATGGATTTAGATACATTAAAATCAGTAGTAATTGGAGGCGGAGGAATGACAGTGCAATTTATGGATTTTTTACCAGACTTAATTAAGATTGGAGTTGGAATAATTACTATTATATATTTTGCATATAAGATAGCTTTATTGAGAAAAGAGCTAAATAAATAAACAAATAAAGGGGGAAGTTATGGATAAAGGCGTTGTTAAGAGAGTCATTGTAACACCAGATAAACATTTTCCGTTACATGATCAGCCAGCCATAAATTGTTTGAAGAAGACAATAGAAATAGTTAAACCTGATGCTTATATAGATCTTGGAGATGTTGGTGAATGGCATGCATTTAGTGCCTGGAGATTTAAAAGAAAAAAAGCTCCGCCATTAGAATACTTAATAGATGATTTTGATAAGGATGTAAAAGATGTTAACTCTGGAATGGACCAAATTGATGAAGTTTTGGATAAAGCAGGTTGTAAAGAAAAATATATTACTGAGGGTAATCATGATAATTGGCTTAATTATGCAGTTGAAAAGTACCCCTATATACCTCAGTATAAATTTGCTAATGCTGTTAAGCTTGATGACCGTGGGTACAAATATCACAAGTTTGGAAAGTGCCTTAAAATGGGAAAACTTTACTTTTATCATGGTCATCAATATGGCGGTCAATATCATACTGCTAATCATCTTAGGAAATTAGGATGCAATGTAATGTATGGACATTGGCATGATTTACAACAGATGTCAGCAACTCATATGGATGGTCCAAAAAGCGCATGGAGTATTGGGTGTCTTAAGGATATGGGTCCTGAGTCAAATGAATGGCTTGGGGGTAGACCGATTAATTGGGCGCATGCATTTGCAATCGTTGATTTTTATGCTAGAGGATTGTTTGCAGTTCATATTATACAGATAATAAATGGGAAAACATCATTATGGGGAGAACTTATTGATGGAGGAAAGTAATGGATATTTTACAAATACTGGAACAGTTTGGAATACCTGTAGCGATGACAATAGCGTTTGGATTTTTTATATGGAGGCAAAACAAGTTCATACAGGAAACACTAATGACAGAACTAGACCAAGACTTCAAGAGGTTGGAAGGTATTATTATTAAATTAATAGATCAGCAGAAGTTGGTTCAAATGGAAATTAAAAGAATGAAAGGCTCTTATGATGCTATTATTGATATTATGGCAGGATTAAGCGGTAATGGTTTAAAACACAAATTTCTTAGGAAAAAAGAACAAGGAGGAATGAATGATTGATAAGAAAATATCAATAGGGACACTACTTACAATAGGAACAATTATAGGTACTATGATTTATACTCAAGGTATCTCTGATTCTAAGATAGAGTCATTAGATTCTAAACAAGTAGTTCATGCTAAAAGAATAGATAATAACGCTAAATCAGTAGTTCATTTGAAAATTGATGTAGCTAAAATAGAAACTAAAATAGATGAAGGATTTAAAAGATTAGAAGATCTTTTAATGGATAAAGAGTAGTAAATGTATAAAACCAAAGATAATATGTATGATCAAGAATTTCTAGGATCTGGGGATATATTGCCAGAAGAATCTGTTGGTATATTCCCATCTCCGATTTGGCATCACTATGATTTAACTGATCTTGGAGATTTTGATATACCTGATTTGCCTATGTTAGAATTAGAAAAAAACAATTTAATCAAAATGTTGGGACAAAAAATATTGTTTGGATTACATGATAGTTATATGGAAGATCAAGCTTACGAGCTTCCAACACCAGAAGACGTATGGGAAGATTTAGAGTTTACTCTAGGAATTAATCCTACGCCTGGATATGAAGTAGATATCTCTAAAAAACAATATGGAAGTAGTGGACCTTTTGCTGCTGACTGGAAAGTAAAATTAACTACTCCTATGCCTGAATTTATAGGAAAATATTTTGAATGATATTATCTAAATTAATAGTAGGACAAGTTGTTTCTTATATTGTAAAGCAATTTAAATTGGATAAGATTAAATCTTATGTATTTGATGACAATGAGTTAGATAAGAAGGTAAAGAATTTGGAAAGTAAAGTAGATTTATTGGAAAAACTTTCACATGCTCCTAGAGAGTTTGTGTTATGTAATGAATGTAAAAAACAAATAAAGGGGAAATAATGCCAACAGTTGGTAAAAAGAAATTTTCGTATACAAAAACAGGGAAAGTCGCTGCTAAAAAATATGCGAAAAAAGTAGGTAAAAAAATAACAAGAAAAAGGAGTTACTAATGTCAGGTTTTGGAAAAATAGTTGCTGGATATATATTCAATGACGAAATGAAAGCTAAGATGATTTCTAAGATGAATGAGAATATAGACATTCCATTTATCTCAGAAAAAACAGAAGCTAAAATCTTAGATGCTATTTGGGATAGTGTTGAAGATGTTATAAAGGATGCTTTAATAAAAGACTAAATGGCTAAATTAACTTTAAAGATAGATCAATTTGGAGGGGGAGTTAATACCCTCAAGGATCGTAGAGATATCGCTGATAATGAGGCTAATATAATTGTAGATGGGAATGTCTTTACCTCTGGCAAGCTTACACTAGCTGGAGGTAGCATCCCATTTTTAGATGAAGCTGATAAAATAAATATCAGAGCTCCTGGATGGGGACTCTTTACCTTTAGATCTGATTATGATATTGTGGATGAATATGGATTAAAAGGAGGAGCTTTCTTACATGGCAATGGTATTGGTGACATAGCTCCTGATGTTGTTCAAAATATTGATTCTGATATATCTGCTGATGTATATATGAAATTATATGATCCTGATTCAGCTGACAATCAAGCTAGTGGCGGAACATTACCTAAAGTTGTTGTAAGAGAAAGCGTAAATGAAGAATGGACTGATTTAGCATCAGGATTAAATCTTTATGAGGAAGAAGAATATGTAAGAGATTCTGTTAAACCATTATTTAGTATGGTAAAGAATAGTCTAAGAATTGCTGATGCTAACTTTAAACAATTTGGTATGTTTACTAAATGGTTTGGTGTTGTTAATTCTACAAGATTTATAGGAATAGATAATCCTAACTAT